TCGCCGGCTATCTGCGGGAAGCCGTGCTGGATCCGATGGAACGCAAGACGGCCGTAGCGGCTCCGCGTTCACACGCCAAATCGACGATCCTGACGAACATCTTCCCGATCTGGTGTACGGTGTACGTCGAGGACGTCAAAGAGCGGTACTGGGTTATCATCGGGGACAAGCAGGATAACGCCCGGAAGTTTCTGGACGTGGTCAAGTCGGAGTTCGAGGACAACCAGCTGCTGATCGCGGATTTCGGCGCACTGAAGGGTGCGACGTGGAACGCACTGGAGATCATCACGGCCAACAACGTGAAGATATCGGCACACGGCGCCCAAGAAGGCCTGCGGGGTCTTCGGTACGGCTCCTTCCGGCCCAGCGTCATCATGGACGATATCGAGTCGGACGAGTCGTGCTCGACGCCGGACCGCATCGCGAAGATGATGGACTGGTTCGACCGGACGGTGCTGCCGCTCGGCGATCCGAAGCATAGCAAATTTTTCCTGGTGGGAACGGTCATCCACTACAACTCCGTCCTCAACCAGGTGATGAACAACCGGGCCGACTGGAAAGCGTTCAAGTACAAGGCGATTCGGTCGTTCCCGGAACGCATGGACCTGTGGAACACGTGGGAAGAGATGCTTCACGACCGCTCCGAGGGGGACGACCCCATGTCGGCGGCACGTATCGCACGGCAAAACGCGATGTCGTTCTACGCCGAGAATCGGGCGGAAATGACTCGCGGCGCCGACGTTTTATGGCCGGAGCGGCTCGACCTGTTATCGCTGATGGAGAAGCGGGCGATCAAGCGTCTGGCGTTTAACTCCGAGTATCAGAACGAGCCGATTGACGAAGATAGCCGGATATTCCACACGATACGGTTCTACGATCCGGGGGACGTCAACATGCGGGATCTCGAGATCTACGGCGCTGTCGACCCGTCGATGGGCAACAGTAAGCGGTCGGACCCCAGCGTTATTATCACCGTCGGACGCCACAAGCGATCCGGCGTTATTTACGTTCTGGACGTGGACGTCAAAAGACGGCACCCCGACCAGATCATCCAAGACGTGTTTACGAAAGCACGCACATTCGACTATGTGGCGTTCTCCGTCGAGGCCGTGGCGTTCCAACAGTTCATGAAGGACGAGCTCATGAAACGGTCGGCCGAACAAGGCGTCTACATCCCGGCCAAAGAGTTCAAATCGACGGTCAAGAAGGAGATACGGATTGCGGCGATCGAACCGCTTGTCTCCAGCGGCTACATACGGATACTGCCGAACCAGCGCGACTTGATCGAGCAGATGGAATACTTTCCCAAAGCCGCACACGACGACGCCATCGACGCCTTAGCGCAGGTGATGGAGCTCGCGAAGAAGCGTGGCAGCGGCTTAACATTCGGAAAAATATAGACGAAAAGGGGCGGTACATAGTGCCACAACAAATAGACGTAGCATCCGGCCAGCCGATCATGCCGGTCAAGAACGTAGATACGGGGATTATGCAGCCCGTGGATATTCAAAACCACCTGCAAACAACGATTCAGACGCACAATGCCGTGAGTGTGGGGGCTACGTCTTGGTCCTTACAATCTGGAAACTGGATTGACACTAATGGATTTACTGAAATTGGTGTTACTTTAGTTAACAGTGGAACGACTAATATATCACTTCAAATTTTGTGGTCTAATGACGGAAGCACGCAGCACGGGTTAGATAATGTGAAGTCGAATGTCGGTGGGGATACGACCTATGCCGGCGGGGTGTCAACAAGAGCGCGGTACGCAAAAGTAAATTTATATAACTATGATGCAGCGTCAAAAACAATGAGCGCCTGGGCCTATCTCAAAGCGTAAGGGAGGGATAACCGTATGCCACTTCAACCACCGAACACAAACGGAATCATGGAGCTCGACGCCACTACCGCCGATACGATCCGCACGAAGCTGCAAACGATCCAGGCGGCATTCACGCCAACGGACGAGCAGCCCGTATGCGATACGTTCTACATTACAGCTACGTACAACCGCGAAAACCCGGATGCTCCGATCAACGGGGATACCGCACAATATCTGCTTGCAGCGGTAGGTGACGCCAATGCCGGGTCTTAGGTTTAATGGGCTGACGGATTATGTAGAGCTTCCGGATGCAGCGATTTTTAAGCCCGCAAACCCAACGATTGAAGTTTGGTTTAGATATGACGGTGCAGATGGAAACCTGTTCATGCTGCACTGGAATGATTTACAAATGTACATTGGTAGCGGGAAGATGCGGGGCGCTTTATACAACACTTCGAATGGCACGGTTATAGCCTCGGGTACAACGGCTCTAAATCCGGGGAGCATCAACCATGCTACCGTGAGTTATGACGGTACAAACCTGATTGTCTATTTGAACGGAAAATTAGAGGCAACCGCATCCAGTCCTTCGATTCAGTGGGAAGGCGGAACGCACTATCCTACTATCGGGGCGCAATCTTCCAGCTACATCCAGAAGTATCGGGGAGCGATCTATTCCGCCCGCATCTATTCCCGCGCTCTTTCCGCCTCCGAAGTTTCCGCCAACTACGCCGGGACCGTCACACGCACGGGCCTTGCCGGGGAATGGCTGTTCAACGAAGGCCAAGGCACGACCGCACTGGATACGTCCGGGAACGGGAACAACGGCACGATTACGGGAGCTACGTGGGTTGTAAAGGCGTCACAGCAGGGGCTAACGTTTAATGGACAGACGGATGTCGTTACCATTCCGTATACCTCAGTGCTGGCTCCGACTACGGCTCTGACGATCGAGATTATGGCTTACAACGATAACTGGCCCGGAATCACGAGCGGACAGCGGTCAATATTATCGAAGACCGAAGGTGGCGGCTATAACCTTGCTATCAACGATGCGGGCGTTGGGTACTTATCGTTCGCGTTGAATCGAGGCCCAGGGTATGCTTGGGTTGTGTATCCTTTAACGTCTTTAACGTCTGGATGGCATCATATCGTGGGTACATTCGACGGACGTATGCAGCGGCTATATATCGACGGTGTATCCGTGGGAACTCCGATTGACGCGGGCTCTACCGTGTCTATCAACTATACAATAAGCAACGCTTTACAGATCGGCTCCGAGGCATCCAGTGGAAGCGTTGATAATGCTGCTAACCGATTTAACGGCTATCTAAGAAATGCTCGCATCTATTCCCGAGCCCTATCGTCCGCCGAAGTATCCGCCAATTACGCAGGCTCCGTCACTCGTTCCGGTCTAGTCGGTGAATGGCTGATGCAAGAGGGCCAAGGCTCAACCGCCTTTGACACGTCCGGTAACGGGAATAACGGGACCATCACGGGCGCAACGTGGGCCGTGAAGTCGAAAGCGCGGTTCAATCTGCTGGGCGTGGACGGGAACTGTGAGGACGTTAGCAAGTTGGTTAATGTGATTGGGGTTACATCTGTACTGGATTCAACGAACAAGGTGTATGGTAATAACTCAATCAAGTACACACTTACGACAACTGGAGGGTACGCGGAGAAGGACATCACCGCGCTCACTAGTCCGACAAAATATTATTTAGCAGCCGCATTAGTACAGAATGGCAACGCTTCGACAGGAATACGGATTTATGTGAGAAATATCGGGAATGCAACCGGCTATGTCTATGCTAACTACGTAACAGACTCGACGAAGTTTAACGTGGTTTACGTAAAGGTTGCTCCATCGGATATGGCGAACTCGACGACTAGGAGTATACGAGTGGATTTGTCCGGTTCCAGCGGTCAATTCGCGTATGTGGACGGCATCCGCCTCTACGAAATTTCGGCAGACGAATACAACCGTATCGACGTCGATCCGAGCTGGACGGGCGGCACGAACATCGGCGCCTTGTTCCCGTATACGGAAGCAGCGACTCCGCTATCCACGCTTCCAGCCGTGAACAAGACGGTGCGGACGGGGATGCGGTTTAATGGGATTAGCGATTATGTAAGTGCCCCGTATTCCAGCGGATATAACTCGAACACAATAACGTGCGAGGCTTGGGTAAATACAACGGATACAAGCACGAATAATAAAAGCATCATTGACCGTGATGATATTCTGACAAACCGTGTTTTTCAGTTCCGTTTAAGCGGAAACTACGCCCAATTTATTATATTTATCGGCGGAACCCCATACGGGACCTCCGCAACTGGAAACAAGTACATTCCAGACGGAAGATGGCACCATATTGTTGGTGTATACGATGGAAGCAAGATAAGCATATACGTTGATGGCGTTCTTGACACCGTGACGGGAACCATTTCCGGTGTGCTGGATAAGAAGTCAAACGGGATTTTTATCGGTAAATTCCAAGGAAGCACTCCGTCACAAATATACGGGGGGAGCATATCCGCAGCTCGCATCTACAACCGTTCCTTATCCGCTGCTGAAGTCGCATCAAACTACGCTGGAAACGTCACTCGTTCCGGTCTAGTCGGTGAATGGCTGCTCGATCATCGGTATAACGGCTATGCGCTGGATACGGCACAAGGCGCGACAACGGTCGTGGGGAATTTGCTGCCGCCGTTTACTAGCGGGGCGTGGACGCTTCATGCGAATGCGGTGGCAAACGGGGCATACGGATTAACGCTGAATGCTACAGCTTCGACGCAATACAGCCGATGCGAAATTCAGGTTATATCGGGACAGACGTATGTATTCTCGGCTGTACCGTCTACGAACGCTATTTATATTCTACGAAAAGCGACCGATGCCGGGGCCGTAGTTTATGATTCGAGAACCGACACGATAATGAAGGCGATCACGGTAGATGATACCTACTCAGGCAAAATCGTTGTTTGGCTAACGAATACAGCAACAGGGACGATTACCTATGCCAACCCGATGCTCACGCCTGTAGACGGCACCAGCGCCGCTTTCGTCCCGCAAACCGGAAATCACGGTGCGGTGTATGGAGCAATCCCGGCGATTCGCAGAGCCACGCTCAAGCCGAAGAAGAATCTGCTGCCTACGTTTGATTCGGGCAAGTGGACGTTACACGCGAATGCGGTTGTGAACGGGCCGAACAGTTTGACGCTGAATCCATCAGGAACCGGATATAAAGATTCCACTTGTTTCGTCTCTGTTCAGCCGAACACTTCTTACACCCTGAGTTATACGGGAACAGGGAGTGTGTCGATTAACAAAGCGGTGAATAATGTAGCCACAACGAACATCGTGAACAAAGACGGTACATTTACAGGTGCGGTGCAATTCACTACCGATTCCAGTACGTTTCAAGTCCAAGTCGATTTCTTTAATGGTGGTGGTGCAACAGGCACGTTCACCTACGTCAACCCGATGCTAGAACTCGGCTCCACGCAAACCACGTTCGAGACGTTCACCCTGGTCCCGGACATCAAAACGCTCGGACCGGCGGTTTCGATGGGCTCGGCGTCATACGTATCGACGGATACTACGGCACCAACGGCGCCAACGGGCCTGACGGCAACGGCCGCCTCCAGCTCGCAGATCAATCTCAGCTGGAACGCCTCGACGGACAACGTGGGTGTTACGGGTTACGACGTCTATCGCGGAGCTTCGGTAGTCGGATCGACAACGGCCACATCGTTTAGCGACACGGGCCTCACGGCTTCCACATCGTATTCGTACACGGTGAAGGCGAAGGATGCGGCAGGCAACGTCTCTGCAGCGAGCAGTTCGGCCAGCGCAACAACGCAAGCTTCGGCGGATACGACGGCACCATCGGCTCCTACGGGGCTCACGGCTACAGCCGTTTCGTCGTCGCAGATCAATTTGTCGTGGGCGGCAGCAACGGATAATGTCGGCGTGACCGGTTACGACGTATACCGCGGGTCAACATTGGTCGGCTCTAACGTCAACACGACGTCTTACAGCGATACCGGGCTGGCGGCGGGCTTTACGTACAGCTACACCGTCAAGGCGCGGGACGCAGCTGGCAACGTATCGGCGGCAAGCTCGGCGGTCAACGGTACGACGCAATCGCTGTATATGGGCGCGAAGTTCGACGGATCGACGCAGTACGCAGAGGACGGCGTTATCGCCTGGAGCGGCGGCTTCACGGTGGATATGTACATCTATCACGATGCGAGCGTTAACCAAGACTGGAACCGGATTGTGCAGCGGGGCGGCGACGATGGATCCGGCCTGGCGATCAGACGCTACTCGACCGGTATCATCTTCACCAACTCGACCACGTCGCCAAATAACGCCTATGTCGACCTGGCAACCGGCTGGCACCGGATTCAATGCCGCTATACCGGTACGGCGCAGGAGATCTGGGTGGACGGCATAAAGGCGACGACGTCGTCCGTATCCGACGCTCCAGGTTCGGTAGGAAGCCAGTTCACCGTCGGTAAGAAAACGGGGGCTGCGGAGTACTACTGGAAAGGCACGCTGAAAAACCTCCGCTTCTGGAACCGTAGCTTAACGGACACCGAAATGTCGCAGCTGAACGGTGGCTCAGCGATTACGACGGGGCTCAAGGGCGAATGGTTCACGACGTCCTTCAGCGGCACAAGCGTTTCGGATACGTCTGGTAGCGGCAATACGCTGACGCTGTATGGCGGGCTCGGCATGGATACCGGTGTGCCGACGACAAACTTGGCGGTTGAATACCGACTCGGGGATGGATCGGGGCAGACCGCGGCAGACAGTTCCGGGAACGGACTGAACGCTACACTCGGCAGCAGCACCAGCGTTGAAACGGCAGACCCGGCATGGACGTCTTACGGACTGAGCTTCTCTCTATCGGAGCTTGACGTCTGCAATATTCCGTACAATGCCGCATTTGATTTCAGCGCCAGCTCTAGTGTGACTATTATTGCCTTGGTCAAGCTGACAAACACCGGTTCGGTGCAGACCTACGAACGGCGTAACGGTTCACTGGGATGGCTACAGCTCCGAAATCGTGCAGGTCAGCCCGGGAACATCCTGTGCCATAATGATGCGGGAACGTCCGTTTCGGCAAACACAGCCCGAAATCAAGTATCAGATACGTGGGACGTGTTGTTTGGTCGGATTAATGCCGGCACCATGCAGGCCAGGTTCAATAAGGAATCCTGGGGGACCTCAGCTACCGCTTCGGGTACGTATACATTCGCGAGTGTCGGGGCAACGATAGCTCCTCGGGACGGTAACATCGCTTACTTCGCCTACTACAACCGAGCGCTGACTGACGCGGAGTGCGATAAGGTATACGACTTCATCAAGCAGCTGGTGAGCGGTCGAGGCATCACGTTAACGTAAATTAGGCGTCCATTCACTTGGGCGTCTTTTTCATTTTCACGGAAAGGAGGCGGACATTACGGGATTAGGCACACGATTAATGGCGGCATTCAGCGCATTTACACAACGCCCACCCGCCCCCAAGTCGATTCAAGAGCCGTATTACTATAACTTCGTCGCAGGCGTTATGGGCGCCAATACGACGTCCAAGAACACGTACACGGCACAGCAGCTGAGGACGTTTTCTGAGTCGGCCGTTGTACGTCGCGCAATCGACTATATACGGAACAACGTCACCCGGATGGATTACGATATCATCGCCAAGCCGAACAAGAAGCTGACGGCGGCCCATAAGGCGTCGATCGAAGTCTTTAAGTCGGTGATCGGCAACCCGAACCCAGACGATAACTGGTCGTCCTGGATCGGTCAAATGGTCGAGGACATGCTGGTTCTCGGCATGGGCTGTAGCGAGATCAAGCAGTGGAAGAGCGGCGATAAGAACCACCCGCTGGTACTGTTCCCCGTCGATGCAGCGTCTATTCAGCTGTACGCCGATTGGGACGGGTCGCCGTCTAAACCGCGATACGCGCAATTCGATTATAAAGGCAACCGGGTCGACTTTAGGAACGACGAGATGCTCGTCATGAAGCATACGCCGCGGTCCAATACGCCATTCGGTTTATCGCCTACCGAAGTAGCCGTGCAGCAGATTCAGTACCTGCTAGACGCTCAGACGTACGCAGGCAAAACGGCCTCGAACGCCACGCCGAAGAAGCTGCTGTTTCTCGGAGCTGACGCAACTGAACGCCAGGTCGAAGAGTTCCGGCTGTACTTCCGTAACGAGATCGAGGGCCGGACGCACATGCCGATTATCGGTGGCACGGATGACGTCAAGTCGATCGAGCTCGGCCTAGCCGGTGACCAGGCGCTGTTCCTGCAATGGCAATCGTTTCTGATCGCGATTATCGCCAATGCGTTCAACCTGGACGCGATGAAATTCAACGCGTTTGTCGGCATCAACCGTTCAACCGGCGACGTACTCGACGATGCGACCGATGAGATCGCTATCCGGCCGATGTGTCAATCGATCGAGCATTACGTTAACTCGATGTTGACGCCGTTCTTCGGCTTGAACGAAGTGGCGGAGTTCAAATTCCGGTTTACGACGTCCTACCAAGACCGTAAGTCGCTGGCGACGATCCACCAGATCGAGCTCCAGGCCGACAAAATTACGATCAACGAAGCAAGACGCGAAAGCGGGCTGCCGGATCTACCGGTATCACCGCTGCTCGGCTATTCGAAAGGCGATCTGACGCTTAGCGAATACAGAGCGTTGTTCGGCGGGTTTGCAACGCTGCAAGATGCGGTAGGCGTGGATAACGACGTTGGCATGGAACTGAACCCGGCGCTGCAGATTCAGAAGCAGGGCGTAGAAGAGAAGGCAAAGGCGGACCAGGCGAAGTCACAGTCCGGCGGTAGCGAGCAGCAAAAACAGCAGCAGCAAACATCGCCTAAGGGCGGTAACAATGGCGTACACTCAGCGCCTAAGCCGAAAGAAAAGCCGGCCAATCAGCGGGTTGACCGTGGAACTGGCAAGGCGATCAAGTAAGGAGGCGTTACAACGTGGGTAACCAAAAGAAACTTGGCGAAAGCAGCGACGCCGTAGCCAAGCAGCAATACACCAGCGATCTCAAGGCGTCCAGCTTACTGCTGGGCGAGCTCGAGCATCCGAACAAAATGCCGTTTAGCGGCGTGTTGACGTGGTTCGACGCCCCGTCCGATTCAGCGCCACACGGCTCCGGCGGCCTCCCGGTCGTAATTCCGTCCGCGGTCGGCGTGCCGGCGCTTAGCTCGCTAATCGGTATGGCGGTCAACTTCCAGCCAGGCGGCTGGGACGGCCATAGCCCGACCGACAAGATCGGCGTTATTACAGCCGCATCTGCCGGCGAGCCGGAAGCTGACGGTGCAGTACCGGTTCACGTCGAGGGCTACATTTACGCCCACGATTTCGAATCGGCTGCAACCGATATCAAGCTGAACCAATCGGCGCTCGGTTTTTCGATCGAGACGGCGAAAACACGCCTGCAAGCAGGCACATTCAACGGCGAGGAAGTCGCGGTGGTCTCCGACATCGGTTATTTTACCGGTGCGGCGATTTTGCTGAAATCTACGGCGGCATGGCGTGAAACAGCGTTGGCAGCCGCAGAAGACGACTCTGTCGGAAAGGAGGACGAAAACTCGGTGGAAGAACAGTTGAAAGCGTTAATGGCGTCTGTCGAAGCTCTGCGCACATTCGTAGAGTCCAAGTTTGCGGTTCAGGAGGAGACAACGGAAGTCGTTGCTTCCGAAGAAGCCGAAGTTACTGAAGAGGCGGCAGCCGAGGAGGCAGCTCCAGCCGAAGAAACGTCTGAGGCGGTCCAAGAGGAAGCATCGGTCGAAGCGACTGAAGAGGCGTCTATTGAGGCGGCTGAAGAAGTGGACGCGGTCGACGTTGAGGCGCTCCAGGCCGATCTCCAAGCGGCCCAAGATCGTATCGCAACGCTCGAGGCCGATCTGGAGGCGTCTAAGCGTGAAGCAACGTCTCTGCAGGCGGCATCCCGCAAGTCGGTGCCTTACGCCGGCGCGCTGATGGCCAAATTCGGCTTGAACGAGGCTGACGAAGAGACGAACCTGATGGCCGAAATCGATAAGCGTACCGATCTTAGTATCGAAGAGCGAATCGCGGCTAAACTGGAGCTGCGTCAAAAACGTATGCGACAGCAATAATCGACGGTCCCCGACGTAAATACGCGGGGATTTTTTGCGTCACCCAAACTTACCTTATAGGGGGAAATAAGCGAAATGTTGCAAACTAATTATGTTGATCTGCGTGCGGCAGCTGACCGCGTATCCAACGGTGCTATCATCGTTCCTGAATTCCAAACTGAGATCGTTGACCTCGTAAGACGCGCAGGCGTTCTTGGCCAACGCATCGAGTACGTTCCTGCGACTGGTTCTCCGTCCCGCTTCTTCGAGCAAACGGACATCGTTGACGGTACTTACGCGAACCCGCAGGCGATCTCTCCTACGGCGATCGACTTCTCCGGTCTCCGCGTCGAAAAATCCGTCGTGATCAAGGCGATCCAATCCCAGATCAACTACGGCCTGTTCGATATGGAAACCGTCGCTCAGCAAGGGATCTTCACGCAGCTGAAAGCGAAAGACCTGAAAGACATGGTCAACGGTATCCTGCGTCTTCGCGACAAAGGTCTGTGGACCGGTACTGATACCGTTTCCGGCTCCCAAGTCGGTGCTGGTACGACTAACCAGTACGTAGGCGTTCTGTCGCAGGTTAGCCGCACACTGACGATCGCTTCCGGCTCCTCGATCGTTGACGGCCTGCGCACAGAGGTTGCGAAGCTGTACAACCAAGTGGCCATCGCCGCTCGTCCGACTGCAATCTACATTCACCCGCTGGCACTCGACAAGCTCGAGCAAGAAGTCAAGTCGTCCAACAACGCGGTGAAGTTCATCCAAACGGACATCTCCGACGGTAAAGCCGGCATCTCCGTAACGGGTATCTCCACCGTTGCAGGCGTACTGCCGCTGATCCCAGATCCGTTCATGACGATGAACGCTAGTATCGGTGCAACTCCGATTGCTGCGGCTCCAGGCGGACAGAACAACTATCCGTTCGCCATCCTGACTGAGGACTTCCTCGAGTACCACTACGTTGGCGACAAGAACCCTCGCGTGTTCCAACTCGGCACCGTATCGAACCTGAACGAGTCCTACGTCGGCATCATGTTTGGCGCTCCAGTCGTTAAATACCCTGGTCTCGCTCACACTGTTGGTGCGATCCAGTTCTAATAACGGCTTGTGATGACGGGGCGGCTTCGGCCGTCCCTACTTCTTATTTTGAACGGAGGTATTACGTTGGCTGAACCGAAAAAAGCAGCACCATCGAAAGCAGCGCCTGCTCCCGTAGTAGAACCGGAAGTGGTCGAGGTTGAGTACGTCAAACCGATTAGCACGACTGTTGTATTCGAAAATAACGCAATTGACTTTGTTGACGGCAAGGCATCCGTATCGCCTGGCGTTGCGGCACGTCTGAAGGCCGCTGAGTTGGTGAAGTAACGTGCGTGACGTTGCTACATCGCTTTTTCAACGCATGATCGGCTATTCGCTGATGGAGCGTGAATATCACGAGATTCTGCCGTATAAACCCGGCGGCATCCGTCTTCCACATAATCCGGTCAATACGCTAACTAGCGTTAAAGCTCGACATAAACGTTGGGAGCACGCTCACATGTTTGGCCCCACGGATTGGCTCGATGTGACGTCCCAAGCGTCAATATATAACAAACGTGGGATTACGCTTCTGCACGGGATGTACGGGGAATACGACGAGGTCGACGTGACGTATATGGCCGGATTACAGACGATGCCAGACGACGTTGCGAGCGCGATCGACGAAATTTCCGATCTGCTGCTAAGACGTGAGATCACGGAATGGAATGCGTTCTTACCTGACCACGTCATGGCGGTCATTGAAAAGTACAGGACGAAAGGGGGCGGTAAGCGGTGAGTTTATATGTGACGACCAGCGAGTTCAAGCAGTGGCCGACCGGCATCGATACGACGAGTCTCGACCAGACGAATATCGGTAACCAAGCGGCACAGGACGTAGCATTGACGTTGATTCTACAGCGTGCCTCGGCGTGGGTCGATGATATCTGTAAAGTCGACTCTTTGGCGACAGGAACGTACACCGAAACGAAGGAAATGCACGCGGGTCGCGATGGCCGGTTCAACGTCTTTACGCGGAATGCGCCGATCCAAGCGGTCACGTCCGTTCAGTACAAGACGTCGCCACAGCAGCCATTTACGCCTGTGACGCTGTCGACAAACGTCCAGCCGTTTTACTCGTGGTTCACGATCTATTCGCTGAACAACGGCTTGTTCTTAGATACGTATTACCCGCAGTTTTACTACTCGCCTTACTCGCTATCCCGTCTGAGCGACACGCCGATCATCCTGCAGTACACGTACACCGCCGGTTACGCAACGATTCCCGATCCCGTCAAACAGGCGACGATCCTGCTGGCCAGCTTCCTGATTCGTGAACGCGGATCCTACTCGGTGACGATGAATGAATCGTCGATCAGCGGTATTTCTAACGCGTACACCAAAACCGAAGATGTCGATATGGCGAAGGCACTGCTGAAGCCGTACGTTCGGACGGTGACGTCCTAATGGAAATCAAGTTCCAGCTCGATGAGCGGTCGCTGAAGCAGCTCGGCTATCTGCAGCGCTGGCATTCGCACTGGCTCGAGCACCTGCACGACGACCTAGCGACGGCACTCGCGGAAGCAGCACGAGACTACTACAAGCCGTTCATGAAGGCCAAACGTACTAACGTTCCTGGAACGGGTGAGACGGCGGCCAGCGTGCGGTATATGATTAACCGTAAGTCAGACGGCTTTGATATCGAGTATAC